CAAACATTTGATTCCTCCATGAGATCGCGGGCTTGCTTTACTCGCTTGAATACATCGTCACTCTCGCACATGGCGTTGACTAGCTGACACACCGCCTTCGCCTTGGCCCGGTGGTGCATACCCCGCACAAACAGGCAACCGCACAAGACTATGAGCGTTAACTCAAGGATAGTGAACTCGATCATTTATCTTCTCCTTGGTGGATGTAGTGCTCGACGCGCCAGAGTAGTTCTTGCATGTCATTTAGTTCATGGTTGCTCAGAGTTTTTCCTTTCATAAGTAACTGAACTCGGTGGAGTAGGTCATTTATGTGGTTTTGGATTACTCCCTTGGATATGGTTATCTTGATCATTTGAAATCCTCCTCTTGCAGGGGTGGCAGGATCATGGCCTCGCTCATCATTTCCCACACTTGACGCATGGACTCCATAGTTTCAGACCCTGTGGATGGTTGGCAGTAACCGGTTGGCTTGCCTTTGTAGTCGTAGAAAACTTCTTGTAGGCAGTACCAATCCTCGCCGCCATTTTCTGATTTGACATTTACGATTCGGTATCCCCATGTGGCGGTTCCGTCTTCGTCTTCAAAGAGGTCTTTGGTTTTGTTGTCTTCTGGTTGTTTCATGTCTTGGCTCCCCATTCACGCTGTTTTGTGTGTATGTCATATCCCAATGCGGATATCCGCATCAGGGTCGAATCTGTCAGGATTTTTGTTCCTGCGATCTCTGCAAAGAGCTTGGCGGTACTGCATATTGGGTATGCAACCTGTTTGCCGTATTGGTCTTTGAGCTCGATGCGGATAGTGAGTGCTGACGCATTCATGTGGCCTCCTTGGTGTGTATGTGTAGGTTATCGTGCGAATCGTTCGGCCAAGTACTCGCGGTATGCGGTCTCAGGGTCGTCCATGTCCATGGGGTTGTTGTCTGGTGTGGCTTCAAAGACGAAGGGCTCGTCTGTTTCGTCCATGTGTGTATGCGCACATGCGGGGGGCGTGATTAGGTAGTAGCGAGTCATGTCGTGCTCCTTGAGGTGTGTATACACACGCAATTAGACAGAAAGCGGGGGGTAATTATCCAAACTTTTGAGGGCTTGGATAGTGGGGTGTCGGGCTGAAACCCGCATGGATACTGGGCTGGCGAGGCGTTCTAAGGGTTTACCCTTGCCGAATTATCCAAGTCGGAAAAAGGGGGTCGGGAATTTTAGAGGTCGTGAGATTGTGTGGCCGCGCAACACTTCATGCGACAACAGACACACGCATCGTCATGTGCATCCTAAAATCTTGGATAATTGGATAATTGGATAATTACACACACAAGCCCTTGATTTCATTGGCTTTTCTAATTATCCAACCTAAAAAGTGCCTTGGATAGTTGGATAGTTGCAATCAGATGTGTGTATACACACAAGTATTGCGTTTGGAAACCACTTCGCCATGGCCGCCTGTCGTGCCAGACTTGAATGGATTGGCGTTGACGCCGTACACTTTGAATGTCTCACACATTAGGTGCATGGGATTCTTTAGTGGATTGCGACCGATTACACCCGAACGCTTGGGCGTGTAAAGAGATACGCCTTTTGGTGCTACACCCTTTGGCACGACTTCGCCCTTGGGTGTTGGGCGTGTGATGTGTAAAGCCGGAAACGACCCTGCGTGAACTAGATGAACTTTCATGTTACCTCCAAGTGATAATCCAAAGCCCCCACATTGGCGGGCTTCAGGCTACGACCTGACTTAGGCGGCTGGCGTATTGATGCGTGCCTTGCTTGCAATAGCATCATGGTATGTAGCACTTGCGTGTACAAGGAAATCAATCATCTCACGGTTGCGAAGTGTGATTTCTGCGTCTTTGGACATTGACTCGACACGCTTCATGAACTTGTCGAATGACTCAGACACATCAAAAACCGAGACAATCTTTTCTTCGGGTTTGGCTTCTTCCCAAGGCAAAGCCAATAATGTATCTTCACGGTCTTCAGTCCATTCACCCTTGCGAGTTGGGTCGAATGAGAATTTATCCTTACCTTTGGCAATGAACATTGGTGCGTTTTTCTCGAACCATGCACGCAATGATGCTTTACGCAAACCTTTGCCGAGTGCATCGACAAGTTGGTCAGCGAGAGTTACATCACCATGCTTGACAGCGTGTTCTACGCAACCCACAGCAGTGGCTTGAATGTCTTTTGTCAGTTTGGCTGACGCACGACCGATAGAACCGATATTCTTGAGAACTTGTGCTTTTTCCATGATAAATATCCTTTGATGTTAAGTGGTTGAGCTTTGATGTGGACTCGAAATGAACCCACATTCAAGCCCCTTGGGAGGGCTTTAGGGTACTAGCGCCCCCTATTGTTGGCGCTCGGTGGTTGGTTGGTAGGTCACCTTAAGAAACCTCGATATACACCTTGGTACTGAAACCTTTGGCGTAGGGAATACCCCTACATTTACTCCGCCTGTGGCGGTTATGGCGTGACACCCAGCCCAGCATTACCTGTTGGCGTGTGACTATCCATGCACCTTCAGCTACACCCCTCGACCTTACGGCTTGCGAGATTACACCTACCCAGTGCCTTGCTGTTTTGCGTCAAGCGCTTGGATGCAAGTCCTTCCAAAGTAGGCATCCTTGATAATCGATGTCCTCTACAATCTAGGCAGGCTTGATAACCGGCCACCCCCCACAGGCCCCCCAAAGGGCCACCCCGCCCCCCGCCTGCTTATGAGGCCCGTACATCGCATGACCAAAAATTCAAGTTGTATGTATACACACCTGTTGCTAAAAAACCACAAAAAATAATCAAAAATCCCGGTATAATGTGTGTATACACACCTCAAAGGACCAAAAATGAAGCGTTGGAACCTGTTTTTGCCCACAGAACTGATCGAAAAGTACAAAAAAATGGCCTTCCAAAAAGGCGTTTCGTCGGCTGAAATGGCCCGAATTGCCATGGAAAAGTACGCTCAGGCTGTGGAAAAATCGCAAGTACGGGGTAGCGAGGCTCAAAAACCGGTTGCGGAGACCGAAAATGCTGTCTGAAGGCACCATGGACGACCTGCCGTTGGAATACAAGGCCAAAAACACCTCGTTTCCGCAGATCAGCGATGAAATGGTGGCCTCGGTAGCCTTGGGGTTGGAAGACGAGCTCATCGTGGCCAGTCGCCACGGCCTGTCAATTGAGCAGTACCAAGAGTTGGCCGTGCAGCCATGGTTTCAGTTGCAAGTTCAGCTCAAGCGGTCGGAGTACGAAAAAAACGGCGTCACGTTCAAGGCCAAGGCCGCATGGATGGCCGGGGAGTTGCTCGATCAGGTGTACGTCACTGCTGCCTCCGTAGATGCCAGCTTGAACCAGAAGCACGAAATCCTAAAAACGCTCATCAAGGCCGCAGGTCTGGAGCCTAAGGAGGAAAAGATTAAGGACACTGGGCCCGGGTTTACCATTAGTATTGATTTGGGTGGTGGGCACAGCGTATCTTTGTCAAACCAGCAGACCATCACGCCAGTTACACTGGTAGATGTAAGCACAGTAGACGCCGAGGTCAAGGAGATTAAGTGAGCAGTACCTACAAGCCGACAGAAACGCAGCGCAACTTTATGTTGAACGAAGCCTACGTGCGCGTATTAGCTGGCCCGGTGGGGGGTGGCAAGTCGGTGACGTGTGTACATGAACTTGTGCGTATGGCCTGTGGCCAAGAGCCGAATGTCAAGGGTGTACGCCGGACACGGGCCATCATCGTGCGTAACACGGCGGATCAGCTGGCGCTGACGACTCGTAAAACTGTGTTTGACTGGTTGCCCCCGGGTGAGGCTGGTATTTGGAAGGCCGTAGAGAAGACGTTTATTTTGATGGCCAGACTGCCGGACGGAACTCAGGTCGAGTCCGAATGGATTTTTATCCCGTTGGACACGCCGGACGACGTGCGTAAGGCGCTGTCGCTGGAGACCACGTTCCTGTGGGGTAACGAGAGCCGGGAGCTCAACAGCGAGGTTGTGGACGGACTGCTGTCACGTCTGAACCGATATCCGTCAGCTAAGGACGGTGGGCCCACCCGGTCGTGTGCGCTGTTTGACACCAACATGCCCGATGAAGATACGTGGTGGCACGATAAGATGGAAAACCCGCCGAGCAACTGGGCCATACATAAACAGCCAGCGGCCATTCTCAAGCCAGAGGTGTACTTTGAAAAATACGGCGAAGAGCCGGAAGAGGTCTTGCTGGACAAAGATGAAAATGAGTGGGCGGTCAACCCGGAGTGTGATAACTACGACCACTTGCCCAAGCAGTATTACCCCAATATCATCCCGGGTAAGACCGAGGACTGGTTGCGGGTTTACTTGCGCTCAGAGTATGGCCGCTCCTTGTCGGGCACGCCCGTATATGAGAAGACGTTCACGCACGAATTTCACGTCTCTAAGGACAAGATTAAGCCGATACGCAGCGAAGAATACCCAGTCGTTATCGGTCTGGATTTCGGGCGCACACCGGCAGCGGTATTTAAGCAGCGCGATCCCCGGGGGCGCGTAGTTACTCTGGCCGAGTTGACGTCGGAGAATATGGGTATCGAGACGTTCTTGCGAACAAAGCTGAATCCGTTTATTGCCAACAATTTGCAGGGTTGCGCGTTTGTTGTAGCGCCCGATCCAGCAGGGTACGCCAAACAGCAGCAGGGCGAAATGTCTTTGGTGGATGTTGTAAAGCAAGCCGGTTTTAAATGCCAGCGACCGCCGACCAACGACCCGGAAAAACGGGTTCAAGGGGTTGAACGCTTGCTTGTTCAGCAGGTGGAAGGCAAAGCGATGTACCTTATTGACCCGGGATGCACAATGCTCATCAAGGGGTTTCGATATGGATACCGGTACAAAATTAAGAAGTCTGGGGAAATGGAAGACAAACCTGACAAGAACAGTTTTTCGCACGTGCATGATGCTAACCAGTACGCCGACGCCATAATTGACATGAACATCCGTGGTTTTGGCTTGGCGCAAGGGCGGCGGGAGATTAAGAAGTCCAGTTACGCCTATACTTGACCGCCACCCCTGCGGGGGTACAATCAAATTTAATTTCCTCTTGGAGCCACAATGGCAACAGGCATCGCGCTTATACCCGTCGCTCGCAGTTCTGATCTGGAACGAGAGTCCCAGAAACGCAACACCGAGATGCAGGCCACTCCTGTTATTCAGGGTTTGGCTGCTCACGCTCGCAAACGCTGGGAATCTGCCCGTGAGGCGAAGCGGACGATTGAGGAGAGAATGCTACAGTGCCTGCGCCAGCGCAATGGCGAGTACGACCCCGACAAGCTCGCTGAGATTAAGCGCCAAGGCGGCTCAGAAATTTACATCCAGCTTACATCCGTGAAATGCCGCGCTGCCACAAGCTGGCTGCGGGATACCCTGCTGGGAGTAGGCTCAGACAGGCCGTGGAGCCTTGAGGCTACGCCAGAACCCACCCTCCCACCCGAGTTGATGCAAGAACTTATGGCGAGCATGCAGCAGCAGTTGCAGGCCATCATGGAGCAGGGCGAAGTTCCGCCAGACGCTGTACAGCTACGCGAAGCCGCCATGCAGATGAAAGACGCAATGATGCGCAAGCTGCGGGAAGAAGCCAACGAGCGCGTTGACCGTATGGAACTGAAGATGGAAGACCAGCTTATCGAAGGTGGTTGGACAGACGCGCTAAATGCGTTCTTGGATGACGTAGTGACGTTCCCGTACGCTGTGATGAAGGGCCCAGTCAAGCGCAAGCGCAAGACCTTGGCTTGGCAAAATGGTGAGTTGGTTCCAGCAGAAGAGATTCGCAACGAGTGGGAGCGTGTTGACCCGTTCATGCTCTACTGGGCACCATGGTGTTCCGACATCCAAGACGGCTTCATCGTTGAGCGTCACCGCATGACACGCGAAGACCTGCAAGCCCTGATGGGTGTGCCGGGTTACAACGACGACGCCATTCGCGCCGTGCTCAATAGCTTTGACTCGGGCAACCTGAACGAGTGGCTCTGGACAGACAGCGCTCAAGCTACAGCCGAAGGCAAGGACACCACACAGACCATCTTTACGACAGACCTGATCGACGCCTTGCAGATGTGGGACAGCGTCAAGGGCAGCGATTTGCTCACTTGGGGCCTGTCGAAGAAAGAGATTCCAGACCCAGACCTCAACTACCCATGCGAAGTGTGGTTAGTGGGCTCTACCGTCATTCGCGCCGTGCTGAACTATGACCCGTTGGGCCGTAAGCCGTACTACGTGACTTCCTACGAGAAAGTCCCCGGCGCTGTCGCCGGTAAGGGCGTGGCCGACCTGTGCCGCGACTCCCAGAACATGGTGAACGCCGCTGCTCGCAGTTTGGCAAACAACATGGGTATTAGCTCTGGCCCACAGGTTGGTGTCAATGTGTCACGCCTGCCACCGGGCGAAGACAT